TGATTGGGATATTGTCACCGTAAATGAAAAACTTGTGTGTTTTCCTATAGGGGGGAAAGATGAAGAAAAGTTTAAAGACTAAACCACTGGAGATTGATATTGTCAATCATTGGAGGTGGGAGGTTGTCGCTCCTGTATCCTCTGTGCGTATCGGAGAGACAAGCAAGGAACACGTCAAAAACAAACAGAAAGTGGACTACTTACGCCTTGTCACCGTGTACGTCGGAAAAAATAAGGACGACTGTAAAAAATGGCTTGACGCTAACCATCCACGTCTGGTAAAACTGGGTATTCCTTACGAGGTTGGTAGTTCGTAGGGGGTTTCCTTCGTTGTTGTGGGGGGCGGGGCTGAGATTTATTTCTTGGCCCCGTTTCTTTTTGTGTTGACACCCCGATTAGTTACCTATATGGCTTATGTATGGGGACCAACAGGGAGACACACAGATGAACTCAGCACTACTTGAACGCCGAAAGACAGCCAGACACGTCATGGCTATCATGGACGAGATAGACTACCTCGACATGATCATAGAACCACAAGACTGTGGACACAAAATCACAACACGTAATCTTCTGCGCGACCACGTGGAAGCTATCTTGAAGGAGATGGAACATGGCAAGTAAGTCAATCAAACCAGAAGACCGCAGAAAGCTACTCAAGATTACCAATCAACTCAGAAATATCGTCCATTACATCGATGATTGTCGTGACGTAGAAGTATCGCAGTTAAAACAGATGGATGATATGATATACACTCTGTATACCATTTTTGATTTCAAGCCACCAAAAGATGACGAAGGCAATCCACAGCCGTGGGCTGACTGGGTATTCGGGGAGGACGTGAAATGAGTAATGTACACAACGAAGCTATCCTTGAACGTCTATACGACGAAGCGTATGAGGAGTTGAGGCCGTTGTTTGACCAAAAGGAATACGGTGACATGGCATACAGGGATGAAGATTTACACCTCGCCGCCGTGGATTTGGCAAAGAAAAGATTGGAGACAACCGATGCCTAACAAAACTTATCGCGTTGTCCTGACTGTCAAACAGGACTATGAATTTTTTGTCAACGCAAGAAACGATGAGGAGGCTGTTGAGGAGGCGTGTTGCAAAGAACTTGACGATGGCCTGATGATAAACGACAACTATGAGTGTGAGTGTACAACAGTGGAGGCGCAGTGATGCCCAAAGAAAAGTACAAAATGGAAGATATAGAATACGCGGTTCAGAAGTGTATATTTTCAATGGATGCGGCATTTGTTCGTGGTTATGCGTATGATCACATGTTGGCAGTGCAACTTGACAGGACTAGACCCGCTGAACTAATAGATGAGTTTATGAGTAAGTATGGACCGGAGAGTGACGATGGGTAAAGTAAAGGACTGGCTGATTGAGATGCAAGAGGACGCCGCAGAAATGTCACGTGAGGAGTGGATGGAAAAACACGGTGAGTCTGCTGTCGAGGTTTACAACGATGTGCATCGTGCCATACAGGGTGACTTGTTTGAGGACGATGGGGGGCCGTGACAAAATGAATGACGTTGTTTACTTCACAGTGCGTGTCGAAGTGCTGCCTGATTCTGACGTTCAAGAGATCGTATCCGAGTGTGACTACTCTTTTTCTCACTCACAAATTGTAGAAACTGAGATAGTGGACGTAATTGAAAAATGTCAGACTCAAATATTGTCAGGCTAAATATTGTCAGCCAAAATATTGTCAACCAAAATATTGTCAGCCGTAAACTCACAACTTTGTCAGCCGATTACCCTTGTGACAAGTGCGGTGAGCCAGCGATGATAACCACGGGGGGTGCAGGGTATCTGTGCCCCTCTTGTGGTTTGGATTATTTGAAGAGACAACGAAAATTAGTTATTGACCCCGATAATAGGTGGTGATAGGTTCCCGTTATTGTTTCAACGAAGGAACCGAACCAATGAAAAAACGTATACACATAAATCAGCACGTCATACGCAGCAATGCGAAGAACGACAAGAACGACCCAGTTATCACCGTCAAGACCAGCCGCGACAATATCTACTGTCACGCTGTCAAAATACTTGGTGAGTCTACTGTTGTTTATTCACCGGACAAGCCACTATCTTGTGGTGCTAAAGTGTGGATCGAAACAACAGCGAATATTGAGGTCACGCCGTGAAACGCCCGACAAAACTATCCCAGCCCAAAATGATTGGCAACATAACACATTGCTACTTCGACGCTACACCGGAACAGATAGCCGGTGGCATGGCTTGGTATTCTGATGCCTACGATGCCGCATATGACATTGCTATGAACCACGACGTGCCGGTGTATATCGTTGTTGCGGTTGTTTCTGCGTTGTCCCCGAATAACAAGTGGGTGCGGAATCTTGTCAACGCCGATGCTTTAATCGGTGCGTTTCTTCGCGGTGATGGTATCGATTCGGTGAAAGTGTCAACCTACCACAAAATGAAACACAAGGCTTGGGACATCCTCGCGGTCAAACCTGATTATGATGGCGCAAAAAGGATGCTCAAGGGGCAAAAGATCACGTCCTTTTTTTGTGACATTATGGGCGAGTTCAACGTGACAATCGACGGCCACGCAAGAAACATTGCTTATAATGAGCGGATCGGATTGACTGATGACCGGACAAACATTGGTGTTCGGGAGTATCGCGGTCTGCAAAATGCGTACAAGGATGCCGCACAACAAATCGGCATAATGCCGTACCAACTACAGGCCATCACTTGGCGGGTGTGGCGGGATCGGTACGGGATCAAATAATGTCAGCGCATTGCTTCAAAATAATGTCAGCGCATTGCTTCAAAATAATGTCAGCGCATTGCTTCATTGTTTGGGGATTGTCCAGATGTTTCTGTCCATTGGTTCGGGGGCAGGGTGACGGGGTGATCGGATCGGCGGCGAGTCGCGGGGCCAGCCAATCACAAAACAAATTATTTTGGGCCGATGACTTCAATTTTTAGAAAAGCCTGATATAGTAGCGGGACTCGCTACCAGTCGGCAGCGGGACAACAACAAGGAAGGACTAAAAACCATGTTAGACTTAGTACCACAACGGGCGGTGGATTCCGCCGATATTAACGATAGAGTCGTGCAGGTTCGCCACAAAGACATTGACGATGTGAGCCTTTACGAAAAATTTGGACAGATCCGGCGGGTGCCGATTGAGGCACAGACGACGCGGCCATATCGTGATGACGGCATTGACTTTGAAATGGTCGAGCCAGTGCCGGTTGCCGATTATCACGCTTTGCAGAACAAGGCGACGGGTGCGTTGCTCAATGTGAGGCCAGTCGGCAAGACATATGCGCTTGTTCCGCACGATGAACTATTCGCACAACAGGCTGAGATATTGCGAGATAGCAATATCCCATTGGAAGATGTGGATGTCTTGGATCGCATTTATGAGCAGGGGGCGCGGGTTCACCGAACTATACACTTCAACGATATGCAGCAGCATTTCGCGTTGAAGGGTGGTGCGCCGGACGTTGTGCGGTGCCGCATGGACATATTTAATTCTGTAGACATGTCTTGGGCTTTCCAGATCTTCAGCGGTGCCTATCGTGACTTGTGTCGCAACACGCTAGTGTTCGGCGGGGAAAAAGCCTACCACCAGCGGCGGGTTCATAGGGGTGCTCTGTCACCGGAAGCGATGATCGAAAAGGCGACGATGGGCTTGGATATGTGGCAAAACCAAAAGGAACAGATGCGCTTGTGGCGTAAATCCCCACTGACTGATCGGGCTTTTGCTGGCATCCTCAAAGATACTATTTGCAAGAAAACCACGAAGGCGGCGGCCGTCGATGAAAACTTGTCGGTGAATGAAAGACGCTTGAATTGGATGCTTGAAAGATTCAGCGAGGAAAAGAAGGAACTGGGTTCGACGTTGTGGGCTGGGTTCAATGCCTTGACTCATTGGTCTACGCATTTACCAGATGCGCGGGATCAGGGCCGCAATGAATGCAAGCGATACACCAGATCGGATCAGGTCCGGCAGATCGTCGATAGTAGCGCGTGGCGTAATTTAGAACTGGCGGCCTGAAGTGACTGAACTTATCACTAACTTGTTCAAGCTCGTCTGGATCGTTTTATTGGTCCTTATTATTCTAGCAATCTTTGGTTAACGAAGGGAAACAAACCAATGCAAAATCTACCAACAAACCTATGGAACCAGCTTAAAGACCTTCACGAAAATTTCGAGGATTACTTCCGGAGTTGTGAACGGGATCGGGTGCTCAAGGCTTTACGCAACGGCGGTTTGCCGCAAGACTACCAGCATCAAGGTGTAACTATCGATCAGGACAACGGCGCGAGGTATCTCGCTACTGGTAATGATACCGACATGCACGGCAACCCGCTTGCGGTCGATGATCACATAGCAAACAAATCCAAGTCCGGATGGGTTAAACTATCGGCGAACGACGTGAAGATTCTTGGCTATCTAGAGAAGGGTTTTATCGCGGTTCCTACTCTTGCTGGCGTTATGGGATTTACGCGCCAGTCTATCCACGCTGCGTTTTGGCGTCTCAAGCAGCATGGCCACGAGATCGAAGCACGGCCCACGGGCAAGCGTAAACATGGCTACGATAAGATCTATCGGATTAAATCGGCATCCAACAAGGATGTTGCCACCGGCTAGGATCTATGGTTAAACAATGGGGCCGGTGCTTCTACCGGCCTCTAACATTGGAAGGAATCGAAACAATGCAAAGCTCACTTAAAACCGAACTCACCACTCCCGAAGCCCGTGATGTTCTTGCCATCACTGAAAAGGAAGTACAGGTTTTGCGTCATCACCTCGATGCAATCAACAACCAGATCAGGGGACTAGAGGCGTTCATGGATTCGATGGGGCTCACCTCTTGGATCGGCAACAGCTCACCCCGTTCAATCGCCAATGCTGAATTTAAGGTAAAGATCGACGACTAACCTGTTACCCTGCGCGGGGGGCTAATACCGCGCTTTTTCCTCCAACTGGCTCCCGTTCCCATAGGTTCGGGGGCCTTTTTTGTGGGCGAACCCAGAATATAGTCTTGCGGCTTGTTATCGCGGGATATATCGGCGGGGCATTGTTTCGGTTTTGCCGTGCCTACCGCGCTATAAACAGCGGTGTTTATTTAGCCATATAGATTTTGTCGGCAAAACTTAGCAAAATGCGGACGGGCGCGACTCCCCAAAAGGTAAATGTTTTGATTGTCTATGGAGTCAATGTCGCGTCGTTGTCCTTGGGTGGCATCAATGATGAAAAATGGCGATACCGGGTCACTAGGGCCACCGGGGGGTACCCGTACCTGTATGCAATCTCGCCATCAATTTGCTTGACAGGGGTTATCGATACAGCTAAAAGTAGTGTGTAGGGAGAAACCCCGGCGAATCATCCCTACATATGGATGTATCCCGGCGGGGGTACCCCGATTGTACAGTCGTATCCCGGAATTGTCAAGCCCAAATTTTTTTTTCTTGACTTATATGATACGTATCCCCATAATAGGTTCGTAGGTTGGTTCGAAAATAGCACATCTCCCCGATTTCGAAGCACATTCTGTAAAAAGCGAGCTTGTGGCTACACGAACTCACACCTACACTCTCATAAAAAAAGAAAGATCGACTATGTACACAGCGATGTTGCTGCTTTGCTCTATGTATTCTCCGACAGACTGTCTGAGAGCCGTAGATGATAAGGGTCCGTACTTCACAAAAAAAGAATGTGAGGTTCGTATCGAAGAAATGATAGTAGATACACGCTTGATATTCCCGTATCTAGCTCCTGTAGGCGTACATTGTGCGTATGACGGTGGAGAAGGGACATAAATATGAATTTACTACCTCAACCACGCACCAAAAAGCGTGAACTAACCGAAAAACAGACCAAATTCCTAGATATCCTGTTCGAAAACGGTGGTCAGGTGACCAGAGCAGCCGTAGATGCGGGGTATTCGGAGGGATCTGCAGGTTGGTTACGCAAAAACCTAGCTGATGAGATAGTCGAACGCACAAAAGACGTACTCTCTATAAACGCATTTAAGGCCGCTACACGCCTTGTAGACACAATAGACAACCCTGCCCCCGAACGAGGTGATGACTTACGCCTCAAGGCCGCTGAGAGCCTCCTAAATCGCGTAGGAGTACGTCAAGCAGAGACAATCAACCACAATGTGACGGCTATGCACGGCGTGGTTCTGTTACCACCGAAGAAAGAGGTCGTGATCGATGGATGAAAAAATAGATAATCTTCAAAAATTGACTCCTGCCCAGTTTAATAAATCTGTTGATCGCGGTTTAAAAGAGATGGAATCTCAGATATCCAATCTTAGTAAAAGAGTCCCACGAGCTAAAACAATACAAGCTGGAATACTATACCAAACGAATATGGGAAGAGAGTTTATGGTTGATAACCAAAAGGAACTCGACAAATTAAAAGAAGAATACGCTCAAGCAAAGAAAGATTCGGTCATTGCTAAAAGAAATTACCCCAAAATATTAGAAAGGGGAGACTTTGTTACAATGACAGTAACTCCTGATGAACATGTATCTAGGTGGCCTTACACCGACATGTTAATGCGCCCTCATCGTGGACGTAAAACATCACCCAGCGCAGAAAAAGGGTCGTGATCGATGGCTGTTCCGATGCAATCAATGAAGACAACAAAAAGAACAGTCGAAGCACCCGCGCTCAGAGAAGAGATGGGCGTCTTAGACTTCGAAGGTAATCTAATTCCCTTAAAACAAGCAACAAGAAAACTGATGAACAGAGCATCTCAACTTGGTTTAGATGAAACAGCGGGAGATAAATACGTAAAAGATATGCTGTCGAGACTTGGCTACACCCACAGTAAAGCTAAGGGTCGTGCAGCAGGAGGAAGCGTGGAGAAGCCCTAGATGCCAACTAAACACGGGGGTAAAAACACAGGCTTAAAAAACCAATACGGTAAGCCGATCTATGAAAAGGACGGAGAAAGATTCTCTGAACGGTCAACCACTCTAGAAATAGAGGGACGATATGTAAATGCTCCTACTATATACGGCCCTGTAGAACTTACGCCTCAAGAAGTAGAGGACGGTATATACTCTGGAAATATCCAACCCACCAGCATACACGCCACTGAACGACAAGCAGTCAGAGCAGCCGTGATGAGAAGCAAGAATATGAAGCACCGGGGAAGGCCAGCAAGTGAATCAACCGAAAAAAACGGGTAGACCAAAGAAAGACCCCAACGCCCCCAAAGCCACGTACCACATGTCCAAACGGGAACGTGCCCGTCGTGCCGCCCAAAAGAAACTAACAGCAGCCAAGAAAAGTGCAGAGAAGGTAACCAAGAAAGCGGAAGGTAAGCGCAAGTATGCTAAGAAGATTGCAACTAGCATGGGCAAAGTTGAAAATGCCCTCAACGCCAAAGCTACCACAGTTATCGATCAGGGGGATCTTAC